GGGTAATTAAATTTTAAATAAACAGTAATCGCCGCTAGCGCTGCGTAAGCGATTGAATGAGCCTTATTAAAAGAATAGTTCGCAGAGTCTTCGAGGACCTTCCACAAAATATCCCCGACCTCTTTATCTAGTTTATTTTCTTTTACCTTATCTTTAATCTTCTTCTTCCACTTCCGTACTTCAGTGACCTTCTTCTTGCCTACAATCCTCCTTAATATTTCCGCCTCGTCCAACGTGAACCCGACCTTATTTGCCATTTTCATCAACTGCTCTTGGTATAGGGCAACTCCACCCGTCTCTTTTAAGATGTCATCAAAAAACGGATGAATGGGATCATAAACGTCATGATTTGTATACGCAGCATACTGATCCATATAGGCCATTGCACCGGGGCGAGCCAGCGCCAACACCGCGCTTAGCTCTTCTAGGCTGCGAGGCTTTACAGTTTGACTAACTCTATGTGCTAGGTCCGCCTCGATTTGAAACAACCCATGCGCGGTTTGGAGGTCTTGTAAATTTTGATAAATTGTAGGATGATTCAAGTTTATATCAACCAGCTTAATTCCGACCTGCTTACATACGTCGTCTGCCACCGATACTCCCCGAAGGCCCAACAGGTCCAACTTCACATTAAAGAGAGAGGACCAATTCATGTCGTATGACGATACTGGATCTTTATCGGAAGAAAGCTCTGTCGGGCAAGACTCATCCATCTTGCCGTGGGACAATAACATTCCCGACGGGTGCACTCCTTTATTTTTCACTAAGCCTCTCAACTTTAGCGCGATGGCGTAAATCTCTTCGTTATCATCGCACCACTCTTTAAATCTCTCTACCTCTTCGTAGGCCTCCGTTAGCTCCTTAACTATTCCAAACATCTTGGGGATCATCGCTGTCACCTCGTTCATCTCTGACTCCGGCTTTTCTCCCACAATCTTACCGCATTCTTTAATTAGCAACTTAGTACTAAGGGTATTTAAAGTTAGAATCTTACTCGTGTTTCCCTCAAACTTTTCTTCTAAATATTTTAACACCTCACCTCGCCTGTAGTAACAGATGTCCAGATCAACGTCGCACATTAGGGACCCGTCAAGGTAAGTTATTCCGTCAACCACTTTTTTCTTGGCGCGAATTTTGGAAACGAATCTCTCGAAGTAAAGTCCATATTTAACTGGATCGATTTTAGTAACACCAATAAGAAATAAGACTAGGCTGCCCGCGGCAGACCCACGGCCAAGGCCCGTAGGGATATCAGTCCTGTGGCAATAGTTCATTACGTCCCACACTAAAAGTACGTAGTCAATAAAACCTAAATCTTTTAAAGTCTTCAGTTCGTACCGTGCCCTTTCGACGTAGTCATCATGCTCCTTACTCTCCTTTTCAAGGTCGAGCTTGTTGAATCCGTCGAGACATATTTTCCTTAGGAAATCATAGTTATTAAGGTCCTCACTAACCTTAAGTTCACGCTTTACCTGCTTCTCAATCTCGAAGGAAGGAAGTCTGACGCCGTGAAGATTCAGGTCTAATGTCTTGAAGTCTGTATAGAAATCACTCATATGCTTAATTGATAAATCATTTTATTCCACAGTTTTAGGTTTAATTCTAAGTCTACTATAGCGTCATGGAGCTTTTCGTAATCATGCTCTATGCCATATTCCTTACTTACTGCTTGTAAATTTGTTTTTAGACCCTTCTTCCTTGTGTGTAAGAGCTTGTACTGGTATTCTAAAACGCTCTCTGACTCGGGTTTATGTTCTACGCTCATTTTTATTCCTCGAACTAAACACATCGTGTCTAAAGTCTTCTGCATTAAGTGCTGATAGCTCAGCCCCTGACTTTCGTACATAAACTTAATTAAGTAAATATCAAAACCCAAAATATTATGGCCCAGCACATAGTCTGCATTGTCCAGCCAATCTTGTACGGTAGGAAAAATCTGCTCGAACTCTACAGCCCTCTTCGCGTGACTTGTGGGGCTAAAGCGAGTGATCCTCGCTGCCGCTTCGCTAACGTGAAGCTCTCTGTCGTACTTAACAATAAAGTTTTTTTCGTCAACCTTCTTTCCGTTAACCGTTTTAATCATGGCGATCTGCCAAGCTAAGTTGTGGCTACCGTGCAGGCAGAGATTCTCTGTCTCGCAGTCAATAAAAACTAATGTCTTATCCTTATTAAATCTAATTAAATGATCATCCATACTAATTTAACTCTGATATCTTTATGTTGTAACAGTCCGCTTTAAAATAAAAATCCATGCTAAGCGGAGAATCTGGGTCCAAGTCTCCCTCTTTGTAAAACCTAGCCTTCTTGTAAAAATCCTCTTTACTTATCTTGCCCAAATACCAAGCGGTAGAGTGGTCACTCAGCACGCTTACAAAAGCATACTCATCGCAGTCCTGTTTCGTATTAAAATCCGCGACGGTACAGTTATAGTGAGTCTTTGGAGCGACCGTCCTTTCTTTAGTTTTAACATCTACCTTCACTCTGTCCCCATAAACGAGATCATAATCATAAGTATCCTCAATTTCTCCATCTAAGACTCTCTTTACTACCTCTTCACCGATATACGCTACCACCACTCCCTTACCCTTTCTTATGGAGTTATTCAAAAGAGGTAAAGTTTTTGCTCTATCTTTAATCCTTAGTAAGGTATGTCGCTGTATCTTAAATCGTTTCATATCACATCCAAGTTATACCTTCTGCCTTCTCCCTTATTCTTTTTGCTGAATAAGAATCCTCTCCGTAGTCTATAGTAAGCTCTTCCCCCTCACTGATGTCTTTAGTCGCGTAGAAAGAGTAAACCCTTCTCTTTTTATCCTGCTTGTAGGCTGCGTTGTTGTTTATACTGTAGTTATATATGGATCCACAACCTAAAACCATCGCAGAGCTCTCTCCAAGCGAGCCTAGATTATCCGAAATAAAAACGTAATCTTTAAGGACATCGTCTACCCCTTTAAAGGGAGTACTCAAAATTATATAATAGCATTCCTCTATGATCTGCCTTTGTTTAATATCTTTCGTAGCGAACACTCCATAGCCATGTACCGCCGAGCCCTTCACCTCTATTGATTGAGCATTATAAAGTCTATCTTCCATTTTTCCAGCTTTCAAAACTAAAGTTGTGACTGCACATGTGATCGAAGTTCGGCTTGTCTAAGGTGGTTCTCTTGTTAATGCACCTAAAGGTTAGGTACGATTTAAAATCTTTTTCATCTTTATAAAAAATACTTTTAACCTTCTGCAGTGGATGTTTACCCCTGCAAAACTTCTCTACTCTTTCCGCTACCATCTTATCGAAGGGCAAGTTATTATCCTCAAGGAAAAATGTGGGCTCTACGTAGTCCAGTTCTGGGACGCAACTCGAATACTCAAGACAATTTCTAAATATAAATGAGTCATAAAAGGGAACGCAAAATTTTAAGTCCTTACTTGACCAATACTCTTTTAAGGATTTGAAGTCAATGCGCGGGAAATAATAAAATCCTACTTTTGCCGCGTGACTGTAAATTTTAATTAGCCTTTCATAACCCTCTTTATTCTTAGCGAATATCACGTATTTGCACGTCTTACCTAGTGAAGCCTCGCTCTTGTCTTCGCAGTCGTCTAAAATTCTAAGTCTCAGGCCGAATGTTAAATCTAAGCCCGCTTCTTGGGAATTTAAATAAGCCTCAAGGAAGCCGCTCATATTGTCGTCTAGAAGGGTGACTCTACCCAAATCGTTTTGAGCACAGATATCAATAATTGAATCTGGGCCGTCTTCAGCTCCTGACTCCACCTTGTCCAGCGTAAGGATACTGCGTCCTAGGCTGTAGTGGGATTTAAATAAAGGCACTACCTCGCTCATCATTCTAGTATATGTAGTTTCTGATCAAAAGTCAAGAAAAGGATCGTCATCTTGCAAAGAATTTTTTGCATCACAATTTTTTGCTGGGCAACCTTCGTAATGACGTTCTTCAACCAGATGCCCATCTTTCGGTTGAAAGTCATTTTTATAAGAGCTTTTTACTTGGTTCCCCTCGGGATCTAAGAGCACGTAATAGCTGAAGGGCTTGTGAAAGGGGCAAATCCAACCGCTTTTAGCGGGGCCGCACAGCCACTTATGTCCGTTGTGCACAGCGTAGTCAGATTTACCCGCAGACTCATCAAACCCTTCGACTATTTTGTTGACTCTTTCTAAGTAATATTCAAAGCCTTTAAGTTGCTCGTCCGAATACTCTAGCTCTTGAGCGGGAGAGCGTGGGAACTTGAGGAATAGAAACTGAACTACTCTGCGCTTCAGCTTAGGCCATAATTTTTTGGCCGCTAGTGAATACATCATTGCTTGTATGTTAGTTTCTAACTCATCACCTTTAAATTTCTGTTTACTAGTTTTATAATCAACAATTTTAAGAAGCTCCTTATCTTTATACTGGACTGGTTTATCAATAAATCCATAAATGTTATATTTGGGCTTCTTATTTTCTATTTTAAATTCTTCCTCGGGCTTCTCTATGTAGCTCCCTTCTCCACCAAAGTAGTCATAGTCTAATGCTACGTATATCATCTTGTTACAAAGCTCATAATTCTCGTCACTCCAAGCCTCGTTAGCCTT